CGGTCTGGATTCCAAGCTGCAAGCGCCTTTTGCTGGTTATAGGCCGCTGTCTGCTGCGCATCGATAGCGGTTTGCCCGCGCTGCGCTGCGGCTTCCATCTGGTCGTACAGCTTCAATCGTTGGCTCAAAGACAGGCTGGCAAAGCGCGGGTCCATGGAATTCGGATCAAAGGCCGGGGCATTCCCCTGTATCTGGGAAGCCCCGCGAATGATGTTTGCCTCCTCCTGACGACGCTTTGCGTTGACGCCGCCATTGTCGCCGGATCGGGCATCAACAGCCGTGGCGATTGCATGAACGTCGCCGGTGCGCGCTGCCTGAGCGATATTGTCGGGCAATGAACCGTAGTTGTATGCCGTGGAAACAAGTGCTGCCTGCACATTCGGAGCGAGATTATTCCAAGCCTCTACTCCGACCTTTGCGGCGGCACCGCGCTCGAACTCCTTCGATCTGCGGGCAAGATCGCGCTCAGCGTCGGCTCGCGCGACTTTCATTCCCTTCTCGACCTTCACAACACGGCCATCCGCCGTTGTGATCGTGTCAGAGCCGTAGCCTACGCGGTTGGCGTTGACATCCCAATATGGCGTGTCGCGAAAGCCCTCGAACTTCCGAATGACAGACATCGCATCGCCGCCCCTCGAAGTAGTCACAGCACCGACGACACCGAGACGGCTTGCTGCTGCCGCTGCTGTCACAGGGTTTGCCTCCGCATTCCTGATTTCACGCTCGCCAATCGTGAGCGAGAACATTTCATCGGTCTTCTTTTTCAGCGCGTTCTTTTCATCAGCCGGAAGCCCGGAGGCGTCAATCGTGCGATAGGCGTCAGACTTTGCACTGTCGAACATCTGCGGATCGTTGAAGACCTGATTTTGCAAGGTCTGCTGGCGGTCTGCGATGCCGGTTCGATACCACGAATTACGCTGATCGAGTTCAGCCGCCGCACCCTTGTCGATCCACTGATTGCGGGCCGTCGAGACAAGTTCGGTGAAGCGTGGTCGCAATGCCGCCGGAACGGTTTTCAGAAATTCCTCTGACCGCTTGGTATAAATCCCAGAAACGGTATCCGTGAAGCCGCGACCGGACGCGTCTATCTTTTGCTGCGCCTGTCCGAATTCCAGAGCGTTATCATCGTTCCAGCGCTGGAATGCCTGATTGGCCGCAAACTCGTCAGCCTGCTTCTGCATTTCGAGACGGCGCATTTCGAGCGCGTTCTGCGCCTGACCTGCGTTCCCGATGGCATTGCCGACCTGAGCAAGCCCACGGCCTACGCTGTCATCGATCTGAGTGCTTGGAATGCCGCCGATGTCAATCGAGCGCTGTGCCTCTATCCTTCGGATCACCGCCATCAGATGGTCGTCCTTCTCAGGCCATACCAAGGATCGGAATTAGACCCGGCATTCACATAAGGGTTCGTGATCATCGTGCGGTTGGCGTTCGCGGTATTGACACTGGTGAACGTGTTAACGCCGGTTGCCAGCGCGCCCATGTATCCGCCGGTCATCGCGCTGGATGCGTTGGAACGGGCAAGGCCAGCCTGAAAGCGGTAATTGTCGCTCTGCACCTGCGAGCCGTAGCGAATGGCCTGCTCGTCAAGGCTCGCCTGCGTGGCGCTGTCCTGCAACACGTCAGAGGCAGAACCAGACAGGGCGATACCGCTATTGAGATAATCAGCCCGCATTCCGGCAAGCTGGCGCGTGTTCTGGCGCGCTTGCTGGTTGGCGTCATAGTTGCCCTTCTGCAAGGACATTTCCGCCTGCCGGTCGGCATATTCCGCCTGTGCCTTGTAGGATGCGGATTGCGCCTGAGCGCTATACACCTGACCGGCAGCAGATACCGCGCCGCCTGCAAGGGCCAACATTGTTGCTGTTGCAAAACACATATGATTTCCTTACGGCTCGCTGTCGAGTTGCATGATCAAGGCGCGGATCAGCAAGGGGAGCGGATCATCCGTTCCCATGATGACCTTGCCTTCGCCGTCCATCCACGAGCCGGAAATGTCGCAATTCTTGATCCCGGTGATCAGTTCAAGCTTGCTGCCGAACAGTTCGCTGCCGCGCTTCATGAATTGCTCGAAGCGTTCCGGCGTCCAGTCATCAGAACCGGCATTGCCGACCTTGGCCGAGCCGGAATAGAGAACATCCAGCATTCCGCCGATCACCTGTTTCTTGCGACCGAACAAGGTTCCATCCTGCTGAGGACCGGCGATAGGAAGCGTGATCGCCTTGCTTTCATATCGAAGGCCAATGGCGATGTTCGATGCAGCATAAGGCAAAGTGACCTTCCCGCCGGATACGACGAGCGGCGTTTCCGTGCCGTCTTCATCGGTGACGCCATCAACCACGTTGCCGTCAGCCAGAGCAATAACCGTTTCGCCTTCCAGATGAGAAAGGCCGGTCACGGTCTGGATAGCAGTTCCCGAATATTTCAGTCCGCAATCGACAAAGAAAGCATCGTCAATCGTATCTATGTCGCCATCGAACGGGCGTTCAAGGACTTCGATATAGCGCTTCGTTGCCCCGTTGATCGTGCGCCTGACGACGAGATAAACATCGTCATAGCCTTCCTCGACGCCGGGAACGACTGCCACGCTCTCGACCGATCCACCGGCAATCTCATGCTTGGCAAAGCCGACAATCTTCTGTTCTCGATCATAGGCGACGGAAACAAGCGAGCCATCACCCATGACACAATAAATCTGCGGATCGGGCCGTTCGCAGAAATCCCAATCGGTGACGCCGGTCTTGAACAGGTGTTCCCCGATCAGGGACAGTTCCGGGGCGACATATCGGTTCTGATCGCCAAGGACCAATTCACGGAGTTTCGTTCCACTGATCCCGGCATAGAGCGTTACGCCGCCAATCGACAAAGGCCGAAGCTGCGCCGCGCCACTGGTCGGCCCCTTACGTTGCGTCAGGTTTGTGGCCGAGAACGATTTGTTCAGATCGGCAGGCCCAACGGTCCTTATCTGCCCCGCCGAGCCAGTGACCAAATCCTCATCATCAGCCAGCCAGAGGATTTCATTCTGGTTGGACGATAGCAGCGTAATCGATATGCCGTCTGTTTCAACATTCGGATCGCTGAGGCCATAATCCTCGAAGTCACCTTGCTTTGAGCCGAAAACGGTAACGGGCTGGCTGTCGGTTCGCGCCCACATCAGGCGTTCGTTGAAAAGCCGGACACATCCCGGCCAGCCGGAATAATCGGAAAACGATCCCATACGCCACGAAGCGATAGGCGCGGTGTTGAGCAGGACGTGACCGTAAAGCTGCGCCGTGACCTGTGTCGCTGACACATAGGTCATGATCTTGGCCCACATCCATTTCGCGGACGGCCCCATGATGCGGATCGAACGGCCTACGTCTGAGGACTGAAAACCGTTGCCCCTGTTGATACCGGCTGTCGAGGACGCCGTGATTGTGTATCCATTGCCTTGCTCTTCGCCAAGCTGATGCAGGCCAATCGCTCCCCATCGCAACAGGCTCGCACCATCTGCCTGCGGACCAATCCAGTCGAAGCGGTATTTGGTGAAAGCCGTGCGATTGTCGGTTTCGTAATAATGGCGCTCGTTGCGGACCCATCCGCTTTCGGCCTCAACGGTATCGATAACGACCCATGCGGAGCCGTCCCATCCTGAGAGCGTCCAGCCGTTCGGGCTGTCACCGATATTTTCATCGCTCGTCGACGTGATCCAGTAATTATCGACAGACTGAGCCGATCCGAGGTCATATTGCTGATAGCCGCCAGAAACGTCTGAGCTTGACGACTGGTCCGCGATATTGACGGAGCCTGTACCGCCCGGTGTGAGCGTCGTGGTGACGGTTTCCTTGTCCATGTATGGACCGTCATCGAAAACGCAGTTTTCAATGGACCAACTTATATCGCCGGATCGAAGCAGCTTGCGCGGTCGATAGCTCTTGTGCGCGAAATAGGCTGTATCGTTGAACTGGTCGAACGAGAGAACACGCAAGGCATCGGCATTATAGGGATGTGAAATGGCATAAGGGCTTGCCCCGGAATAAAGCACGGCTCGCTCCGAAAGAAAGCGCATCGAGCCGTTGCCGTTCATGGCAAGGACATAGGATTGCTCTTCGGAGAACTTGAATGGAATGAGGCGAGTGAATTGCGCGCTGGCGGCAACCTCGGCAACGAATACCGTGCCGGAACGCCGACGCAAGCCGCCGTGCGTCAGAACGTTGAAGTTGACGCAATAGGACAGGCCAGAGCGCCAGAAATCCACGTCCGAGCGGGCTTGCAGAAGGGGCGAGAGCCAGCCTTTGTCAAAGGTGTTGATTACGGGATATGCGGTCAACGCTGATTCACCCATTCATCATCGGCAGCGCGGGGAGCCGTGCCTTCAATGGCATCAACCCGCCAAGCCGTATCGATTGCCTCACGGTGAAGGCCCTGCGCGATCTGCACATAGCTGACCTTGCCAGTGACCCAATGGCCGCACTTCATCGCGAGATAGGATGAAAGCGCCTCGACAAAGACCGAAGGATAGCGGTCGTAATCCTCGTTGCGCGCCACATAGCGGACCTTGAGCGGCCCCGGCGCATTGGTCAGGATATACGGCCCTTCGATCTCGCTGCGGATCGGCGTTCCTTCCGAAGTGCCGCAAGCCGTGAGAGGCAGAATGCGCAGGCTGTCAGCCGGAACGGTATAGCGATGCTTCCAGCCAAAGACGGGTTCCGTTGCATCGGCAGGCAGCTCCGCCCGCTTGAGCGCGAAATTCCAGTCATACCGGGAAAGCAGGCTATCCCTCGACGTGTCGAAATTGCGCTTCATCCAGCGAACGATAGGCCGGTTATCAGTTTCGAGGTTCGTAATGACCTCTTCCTTCATGATGTCCAGCGCCTGATTGCATATATCCGTAGGGGTCATTCGCCCTCACCTTCTTCCGGCTCCGGCGTCGGCGCGGGAGTTTCCTCCTGCTGCTGCTCGCGGCGCTGCTTCTGCTTCTTGAGATAGAACCAAGACAAGGGAGGGCTGTATCTCGCCATGACGGTCAGCCTGCGTTTTCAACCAGTGGGCCGCGAACGGGCTTCTGCATCTTCTTGGCGACGACGCGGCGCACAGGTTCCGGCAGCGAATAGAGCGGATTGTCCTTGTTCGCTTCCTTCAACGCCTGATCGATGCGGCGCTGTTCCATGTTCAGTTCATGCAGGGTTTTGGACATGCTGATCTCCAAATGAAAAAAGAGCGGCCCGTAAGCCGCCCTTGTTGATTATGCTGACGCCGGGATCGTCTGCGCTTTAAGCTGCGCGAGAACAGCGGCATAGCCGTTGCGAATGGCCGTCACATCAACGAGCAGCGCGTTGTACTTCGTGACGAGATCGTTGTGATCGGTCAGCAGTGCAGCTACGTCCTCAGCCGTCGATGCCGTGTCAGCCGTTGCGGTAAGAGCAGCCGGAGCCGCAATGGTTGCGCCAAGCTTGACGCCGCCGACTACCGTGGTCGTGGGTGCCGGTACAGCGGCCAGAGCGCCAACATCAGCGGCGGCGAGCGTGACATCGCCCGTTTCACCGTTGACGCTGGTGACAGTCGTTCCACCAGAACCGGCTTCCAAGGCTTCCAGACGCGCATAAACGTCAGGGATAGACCGGGGCAAACCATGTCCAGACATGATGTTTCCTTTCCTGAAAAAGAAAGGAGGGCCGAAGCCCTCCCCTTATCCGTTGGTCACGAGGTAGCTGAGAGCGACCTGCTTGCGTTCGGGGTACACCCTTGACCAATTGTCAGCCGTGGCGAGTTCCGCATTGGTCGGGAACTCCGCTGCGACGGAAGCATCCTGCCAAGCAATGCCGTAGGGATGCAGAACGAACTGGCGACGGGTATAGAGAATGTCGCCGCCGACGCCATTACCCTGATCGGGCTTGCGCTCGGTTTCGACGTTCGGGCTGGTGGACATCGGCTGCTCATTGTAGGCGATGGCATCGCGGCCAATGAGATAGGTGACGTAGCCGGACGGGTTGCCAGTGCCGTTGTCGATCACCTGCACGGTGTCAGAAACCACGACGCGATAGCCCAGATAGGTCGGGAAGCGAACTTCGCCGCGCGCATCCGGGATAAAGTCGATCAGGTTCTGCTTCTGCAAGCGGGTGTAGACCGCCGAGTGCATGATCAGCGTGGACAGGTCTTCTGCCGCATCGCCCATCGTCTGCTTGGTGTCGAGGATTGCCTCGGCAGAGATGAGGTTTGCATCGGTCGGCGTTCCCGTGGTGGCGGAAATGTCGTTCACCATATCGCCGCCGTCATTCGCCACATTGTCGAGATAGACGCCGTGGAGTTCGGCAACGAGAATTTTGTTGAACTCCCTGATCCACCAGTCAGCAACCAGATTGCCGATTGCCTGCATCGGATCATCACCGGCCAGAACGCCAGACAGACGCATCGAAGACCAAGACTTGGTACGAACCTGACGGGCCGCAACATCCTTGAGCGCCGAAATCTTGCCGTGAACGATCAGTTCAGCCGGATCATCGGAGCCGACGAAAGAACCATCATCGGCCAGATCGCGCCAGAACGGCACGTTAGCAGTGCGACCGCCGCCCGTCAGGAAGCTCGACAGGTTGGCGTCCGAGCGAAGAATGCCGGACTGGAAGATCGCGCCACGCTCTTTCGTGCGCTTGATCATATAGGGGAAGAATACCTCTGGAACGATGGTATCCGTAATGCGAGTGGTAGCCATTTCGATAACCTTTCCTGAATGGCTGTCGCTTACAGCCCGTATTCAGCGGGGTTCTTGCCCGCCGCACGGATCAGCGACTTTGCTTTCACCGGGTCGTCACGAATGAGCTTGCCTGCCTGTGTCAGGTTGAAATTCGCGTCAGAGAATGGATTGTTGAGGGTGCCGTTGGCGTTCGTCGCCGTGGTGTCCTCGGAGTAGAGTTCCTTGCCCACCTTCGCCATGGCGAACGCGAAGTTCGCATCCAGCACCGCGCCCTCTTTCGAGAGAACGCCGCGCTGAATAAGGCTGTCCTTCAAGCCAAGCTGGCTAATCGCACGGCTCGCATATTCGAGATTGTGCTTGTAGCCGTCAGTATCGGGATCGCCCCATTGCGTGGTGATCGTCCGGTGAGCATCGCCTTCGGCTTTCACCATCTGCTCTCGCATGGAAGTGAAGCCGCTGGCCTGATAGCCGACGAACTTGTCATGGAGGGATTGCGCCTGCTGCGGGGAAAGCCCTGCTTCGTGCGCCCATGTGCGGAACTCGATTGCGCTCTTCTCGTCATAGGGGAAGTCCTGCGG